CTATCGAACCACATTCGATCTCTCTCCTGTAAGTTCGTTATGCCAACGGTCCAAACTTTTAACGGTTTGCAAGTGCCGATATTCAGAGTTGAACCCATCATATTTTGGCGTGATCCTGAGAAGATCGTCAGCTAAACGGCTAATCTCTCGAATGGCCTGCCCCCGTTGTTTTGAATTGAAATCGGACCGCGCAAGCCAGTTTTGAATTTGGTTTACACGGCTACGGATCATTGGATCGTCCCGGTGAATCAAGTTATTCATTCTCGATTACCAGTTTGACGTTGTGAAGTGACTCTTGAACTTTGTCATGTACCGGCCCTTCAAGAATCCGGTCCATTTTCGCTTCAATGTAATCGTCAATATATTGAGAGAAATCAGTTTTTTGAAAGTGTTCTTTCATTGCTTCCCCGACCTGGTAGTAAACGTTTTCCTCAATTCGTTCTTTCACAATGGAATAGATACGATCTTCGAGCGGTTCCGCATCCTGATCAAAGATCTCTTTATTGAGATCTTCAGTTTTTGCAAAGTCGGTAATCATTTGGTCGACGGTTAAGTTTCCAAACAAGTCTCGAACAATGTTGCGGTTTGTAAGATCGCAGGCCGCGAACGCTTTGTGCAACTCACTGATAGCCTCAGTAATCGCGACCGCGCGTGTAGAGGCTAATCCGGCCTCGTGTAATTGGGCTTTGTAAAGGTTTGCAGTCATTCTTTTTTACTCCTAAGTTTTAGAATGTCCTGTTATCTTATCTGGGATAGCTCCCATCTTCAAGCCAAAAAAAACCCGGATCACTCCGGGTCTTTTCTACCTTGATAAATGCAGTCACGACTTGTCAGGATTTGTTATCGGCATGATTACCATATCAACATCGTCCCTACCACCGATATCGACGCGATGCGCGCAGTTGGTCTCCCCGTAAAATCGGCAGGATGTCTCTTTTTTGTTCTTGTTCAATAACCTTGCAGCCTTCGCGATAAGTTCCAAGTACTGAGCTTGGAATGACGATTCGCATTGTTTGGTTTGGTTTTGATCAGGTATTACCGTAGTTACATCGGGGTATTGTCCGTTAACGGTTCCGCGAATTATTTCAAGATTGTGTACCGTATCGTTTATAAACAATCGCGCCACCCGGCTATACTCAGTAACAGTGCCATGCCCGTGAGGGACCGGAGTTTCGGTTTCCTCTATTGATATGCTGCACTGTGGATCACTTGCTTTGACTGTCACTTTCGGCAGGCTCACAATGATACCGTCTTCCCCCAAACCAAGATCCTGGTCGTGGCGTATTCGTAACAGCACCTTGCCGTTAGTCGCAGTCATGTATTTGTTATCAAGATGCAGGCCGGTAAGGTAGTACCGGACATCTTTTCTGTCGATAAAAAGATCCAATGCTTTGAGATCATAAGCACTATCGATCTTGAGTTCGTGCTCTGTGCCCACCGTTGTGATGTTTATTGCTTCCGCCATTCGTTTTACTCCTAATTAGAATGAATGTGGGATACATCCTATAGAGTAAATCAATCGTCGTCAAATGCCATGCCTAATTCTTTTTCGCGCTGCCGGATATGATTATCCCAATACCGTATTGTTTCCATCCGACGCTTGCGGTCATCTTCAAGTTTGAGTTCGCCAGCGGTTTTTTGATCCTCATTTGGATACATCCACGACAAAACCTTTTCGATAAGAAAAAACATCAGGCGGTTGTAACATGGGATGGTATAGGACTGTCAAGTCGTTTTGATGTCTTGATCCAGTAAATAAAAGTTTCGAAGTCTTCAACCAGGTCGAATATCAGATCAGGTGCTACTTTTTTCAAACCATGTTCAGCAAGTTTCATCACGCTGTTTGACCGATACAGATAACACTTATTACCTTCAGACTTTTGAACCTCGACCAACATCCAGACACGGGCGTTAGCATGACGGGTTGCGAAAGATACTTGATGGGGGCTGATATTGACTTTGTTGCCCGTGCAAACCTTGAGTTCTATCAAGTGAAGGTTTTTGTGACTGTCCATCAACAGTAGATCGGGAACACCGGGTGTCGAGCTATTTTCTATCCGGGTTACGATTGGACACTCGTAACTGGTATCAATCCTCTTTTTGAGACGCTTCCAAAAGTTCGACTCCGTTTGCTTCATGTTCGATAACCTTTTCACCGAGTTGACGTTTCAAATCATTCAGAGCTTGTTGAACTTCTTCTTTTGACATTTGATCGATACTTCCGTGTCGAATCTCACTACGGTTGACGTACAGCCCCGCCGCTTGACCTCTCGCTTTTTCAGCCGCCGTAGCCGCCGCAAAGTTTCCTGCGGCTATCGATTGGTCTCGAATCTTGCCGAGATCAGCTAGGTGTTGACCGAAATTGACTGCGTATTTTTCGTTTAACTCGGCCCTTCTTTCGCGCACTGCCTTACATATGTGCGGGCTCTTTTTTGGATTGAGCATTTCATAGGCTCTTGTGTGGGCACCAGACTTTGAAAAGCCTGCCTCGATTGCCAGGTTTTGGAGTGTTTCAGTGCCTTCGCGGGTGCAGTAAAGTTCTACGAACTTTGCCTGTTTGCCGGTAAGTCGTGTGTTCTCAGATATTGGGGGTCGGCCCCGTGTTTCTGTTTTGATAGCTTCTGCCATGTTCAAGGATTCTATTAAACCGGCTTTCTCTATACAACTTTCTATAAAAAAATATTTTATAAATTTTTTTAATTTTCTAGCCCCTATATCGCGTAGCGCGTTTTTTGCTGGGAGGTAACACCATTTTTGTTAGGTGTAACCCTAGTGTTACCCCTGAAAGCCCCGTGGTACGTGGCTGGTAACACAAGTCACATTAGTCACACCATTTTGAAAAAAAACTTTTTATAAAAAAATATTTTTTCTGGAAAAGTACTATGTATATACGCCGATTAACGTAAAACCGCTTGTTTTCGTATGCGATGCACGATACTCTCCCATGTTCCCATACATAAAACGAGTAAATTAATGATCGAAATCAAACTTACGTTGACGGATGAACAAGCTGAAGAGCTGTTCGCCCGTGTTGAACGGATCGAGAAAGACATCGATACGATCTTGAAAGCGATCTATTTACTCAATGAAAATCTAAAAGAGGAGAAAGAATAATGGAGATCCCCAACGACTTTGTGTATTTCGTACAATCTTTACGGATGGCACTGACTGCATCAACCGAAGAACAATCAGAGCGTGTACTGAACCTTCTGTACAAAACGTCCTTGAATATATCTGAACGAGAGATGGAATTGGCAAAGAGCCTGGTGGAGTTTGATCTGGCTAACCATCGAGCGAACATGCTGGAACTTGAGGAAGAGATTCATTGAACAGGCCGAGGCAAATACTCCTGCCTTAGAACACCCGTTCCCGTCCGGGTGGGCCGTCTGGCGGGGTTTTTTGAGGAGAAAAGATGGAAAAGATGGAACTTGGTGAGCTGAAACAAGAAGTTATCCACGCGGTACAAAAACCGTATGTCCGTTTGCATGGTTTGGATCGATATCATAATCCCGCCCCTTGGAAAGCATCAATGAAAAAGGGTGTAAAAGAAAACACGCAAAGACTCCAAAGCAGTGTCGTTTACGAGATTACTAACGAAATCCTTGAGTATCTTGAGCCGTCTGTGGTGAAAGGCAACCAACACCAACTCTACAAAGCAATGCTCAACGGTAAACCAAGGCATTATAACCAGTGGATCGAGTTTGACTTGGGACACTTGTACGAGGGCGAGGGGCTACAAGCATTTCATGTGTACAGCACTCAATTCGTGGGCAGGGTAGAGAATCGTCGTGTAGGAACACAGTGGGATGCGGCTTTGGTCGGTCATCGTAAAGACGTGGGATTTGGTGATGTTTATTTGATAAACCATTATTACGAGACGTTCCAAAAGAAAAAGGTCGGGTTTCACCCATACAGTTCAAAAACTTGTGTTTGGAGTCTTAGCGGAAGATATATCGATGAATCCTCTACCGGTATGACGGAAGAAGAAAAGCGTGAGCGAGAAAACGCCACGCTTGCGTTGTGGTTACTCGGGGACAATTACCGAAAGTTTAGTAACGATATGCAACCCTTGATAGATAGATGGTCAGGGGGTCTCAACGATTTGATAATGGATTTACCAGAAAACAAAGTAAGAGAGTTAGTTGCTGACAAAATCAATATAAACCGTTACGCCCGGTTAATAGCCGTTTTAAGCTTGATGAATTATGAGTGGTTCGTTGAAGAACCCAAGGATCTCGGAATACAGGGACAAAAATTTAAACAGGAGGTCGTTCCTGGAGACGCGCACCATCGTATCGTATTGAAGTTGCCCAAGACAAAAGGGCGAGTCATTGTTCCAAAAATGCCAAGAAGATCAGAACCTTATGGTGTCAAAAGGCACGAAGTTTCTGGGCACGAAAGAAAATATCGGGATAGCCACGGCAACGTGTACAAAACGATTTATATCAAGCCGCATTGGCGCGGTGACGAGAGACTAGGAACCATCACAAAAGATTATGTCGTTGAGAGGGACGACAAAAAAGACGACTAATTATTCCACCTGACAACAATAGTAAAGGGGCACAATATGGATTGTAGGTATAAGGGAGTCCGAGAGGACTGTCTACAAGAGGGGTTGGTAATCAAGAACGGCGATGCTGTTTGCAAGCAATGTTACATCCGGGATAACCATCCCGCTGAATACAGAGCGATCAAACACGCTGGCATGATTGCTGACGCATTTTTTGGAAAGATAGGAGAAGAGAATGAAAAAGAAAGCAGAGTTGGTTGAAGAGGTGAAAGAGGCTGAAAAGCTTGCTGAACACTGGAAACGGAAGGCAGATAAATACCTGGATAAGCTACAGGGTGTCGAAAATTCCTTTCAGAACATCCGAAAAATGGCTGACGATTCTGAAAAAGAAATAGCAGAATTGCTCGAGCAAATCGCAAAAGTAGAGCAGCAAAACGAAAGCTTGCGGAACACAATCTACGGCAAAAAATTTGTGGCAGAAGATGTAGTCGAACTGCTCGATGATTTGAGTCTGAGCGACTTTACGTTCTTTCTTTCGCACTTCCTGCGCAACATTTGTTTCAGTTTGCAGTTGAAAGAAGACAACGAAGAAAACGACAAACGAAATGTGATTCTTCATCTCGATGAGAGACACGATCAACCAATCGCGTATGGCGGTCAGGTTTATTTACATTTAGTGCCGTTCGATCACGCCGATTGTCGGGTAAAGTTTCGTAGGGATCTCACCATGCACGATATGGAGAAACAAAATGAAGTGGAATGATAAAACACCAAAGCAATATGACGCTTATGCCACGCTGGTTATGGGTGGTGAAAACGACAAAGAGTTTCATTTAACGGAAGATCAATTCAACGCTGTCTGGGCTTGTGTAAAGACCGTTGAAGATTGGTGCGATGAATTACCGCACCCTAATGAGAAACAAACGTGGAAAGCTTGGAAGGACCACTTTGAAGGTATGTCATGGGACCGTAATTTGATGTCCGAAGTGTTGGAGTATTTCGAAAACAGTGACCTAGACCACGTTGATATTGAACCTATCAAGATTACTGAGCTTGACCTCAAACGTTTGGAAAAAGGCCTAGTAGATCCGGTGGAGTTGCTGGAACAGAAAAAACGTCAGATCATCAACGAAGGAATTAAGGAGATTACGGATGGTTAGAAAGTTTACAATGGCGGTCACGTATCAACACCTAGCCACGGCAAAACCAACGACCGTGGTCTATCAGTCGTTGTCTTTGAACCAGGTCCGTGAACACTCGTTGATGAAAAAGATTGAAGAGGGCATGAAACAAAACCCCCCTACATATCAATTGATGGGTATGACCATGACAAGTGAACCGCACCACCCCGATGCGTTGAAAGAACAGACGCAGTTCCTAGCTGGAGACGATTTCAACGTGACACCAAAGAAGATACTGTGATATCTTCTTTTTGACCCCATAGGGGGCCTGGTTTTACTCCCATTGACCGGCCCCTTCCCACCCCCACTACATTCCTCTATATCTGTCAAGCTCACGAGAAAAATAAATAGGGTTGTCTAACTTTTGTCTAAAAAATAAAGGTGACTGCTGGGGTCGAATATGAGATACTTCCCATACGCCTTACACTTGAGCGGATGGCGTACCGCTTTGTTCTTTAAAAGGAGAAATGATGACTGATCTAAATTTTTTAGATGACGGCCTCGGCTTGCTGATGAAACGTCCCAATAAAAAACAGGACCCTTTCTATGGCAAATCCAAAAGACTAGCGAAGAAGCTAGAGATCGAAATCACTGTCGAAGAAAACCGAGACTATGGTAACGGTTACTGGCTGGAGACTGATCTCATATCGGATGAGAGATTCTCAAGCAGTTGGGAAGAGGTCTACGAAAAGTTACAAAACATTCAAAGAGGAGAAACTGATGAAAGCTGAGATTTATTTCGACACGATTAGTGGAGAAAAGAAAAACATCAAACGGGTTGTTGATTTTGATGGCAGTGATCTTGGGTTAATTCAAGCGATTGAAAACATGAGGTCGGGTGATGAGATGAGAGACAATTTTGATTTTTGGACCATCACTCAAATCACCAGAAAAGCATGAATATGATATTTCAAGATCCGGTGCCGTGTCCGAATTGCGGTAAAAAAGCTAAAAAAATGACCGAGAATTTTTGGAGTTTCGATGGCGATGATTACACAGGCAACCTTAGAGTCCTGATGGACAAATCCGAGTTCAAAAGGGACGAGGACGGCAACCCTACAGGGAAAATAACGCGGTTGGTGTTGTGGGACGGTGAATCTTATGTCCACATGGCTGGCTACTTTTGCACGAAACGGTGTGCTTATGAGTTTGGCAACCAGTGCTGGGAAACGTATTTAAAAAACAAAGGAGACATTTGAAAAAACTAGGGGCTACGGCCCCTTTTTTTATCTCATCGCACACTCGCAAATCATGTAAGGCCCCGCCTGTTCACACATTTTAATCATCTTACGATCAGGACAGTTCACGTACTCGTGTCCCTTGTAAGCCCAAGAAGATCGTTTTGCAGGCTCGAACGCATTACAACCAGGTAATAATAAAAACAGAAAGAATAAATGCCGCCACCGCGACCCCCGGACGGCGCGGGGCGTGTCAGGCCGTAAAGGGTTGGCCTTCTGGTCGCTATCCTTCTTTCGAGGAGAAGAAAAGGATGGCCGGATGATGATTGATTGCGGCTTTCGGGTCAAGGCAGCCGCGAACCCACGGAAGGTCTGATGAAACCTTGCCCTACCTATGAGCAGAGAGTGCTTCCGCTTCATTGATGCGGTCCTGCTTCCACTCCTTTAGGATCTTTGCAAGCTGCTTACTGATTGGTCGGTCTTCGTGCTTGGCGAGTAGTTTGATGTCTTGGTAAACGTCTCGCGGCACTGCAACTGACTTGTATTTTTCTGTGTCCATACGGGAAATTATAGGACTATCCGGGATATCACGCAAGCTCTTTTGCCTCACCCCATGACGGACCAATGTCGATGTCGCATTTGTTAGGAACCCGCAGTTCGATGGCGTTCTCCATCACTTCTTTGATCCGTCGTGCGTGTTCCGCATCCATCACACTGCAACCCAACTCATCGTGAACCTGTATCAATGGTAGCTCTCCGGCTTCATAGAGGTCCACCATCGCCTGTTTTGTCATATCCGCAGCACTGGCCTGGATCAACCGGTTGAGGGCCTTGTAGGTAAATGCACGTCGCAATGGCGTAGTATCGCCGTAGGTGGCCTTAGCTTCGGCTTTGGGCATCGCTTTCTTCAAGTCATACCCAACTGGCTCATACATGTTAAAACGGCACTTGCGGCCTTTGAGGCTGCGTATGGCCCCATCATCCTTGGTATCGACCGATCTAGATACGCCTTGCATCAACTCACGCACGAAAGGCACCCGGGCATGATATTGCTGAGTGATCTCTTTTGCCTCGTCTACGGACAAGTCAAGCTCACCCGCCATCTTGTTTACACCCATTCCGTACATCAAGCCTAGATTGATTGTCTTGGCTTGTTTACGAGGGATCTTTGCCATTTCAGATACCATCGTATGGAAGTCGGTATCTGGGTCATTGTTGTATGCGTTGACAAACTCCCGTGCTCCTTTCAATGGGTTGTTTTTCCACTCGCCAAATATGTCTGCGTAGTGGACCAAGATCCGTGGCTCCTGCTGCGAGAAGTCAATTGCCGCCCACTCTTCGCCCTCTTCGGGCAAAAACAAACTGCGGATCAAGGGGCCGAGTTTTGGGTCACGTGCCGGGATCTGTTGTAGGTTGGGATTGTTCATCGACAATCTTCCGCTGACCGTCCCGCCCTCGTCACTTCGTAGCTGGTTGATATGGCCGTGGATGCGGCCCTCTTTCGATACATACTTCATAATCGAAGTGATGAACGTGCCTTGTACCTTGTTGAGGTTCCTGGCTTCCACCACCAGTTTGGCAAACTCGTGCGGATGTTCAGACAAAAAGACCTTAGTAAATGAAGGCTGACCGGTCTGCGTCCGAGCGTATTTTATCTTCAATTTATCGAATGCTTTTGCCAAAGATGCGGCTGCCCAGATCTCAACGTCCATCCCAGCTAAGTTATTGATTTGCTTAAGCTTTTGTTTTTCTTCCTTTAAGAGCTCTTGCTTCGTCCTTTCGCACTTTTCGAGGTCGATTCGTACCCCACGGAACGTCATATCAATCAGGCATGGAGTGAGCCGTGTTTCGAGATCGAAGATTGTCTCAAGTCCTTCCTTGTTGATTTCAAGCTTGAAAAATTTGTAAAGGTCAAAAGCCAGTCGTGCATCTTGTTCGCCATATGGACCGACAAACTGTGACGGCAGCTTCCATAGCTCACCCTTCGGATCGACACCGAACTCGACCGCAGCTTCGGTCAAAAGCTTTTCCGATTTGGCCTCGCCAAGATAATCATACGATAGCGCGTTCAAACTGTAGCTGTATCGGTTTTCATCCAGCAGAGCTGCCATGACCATTGTGTCTACGATTTCGCCGTTTACTTCGACACCCAATGCTTTCAACCATCCAAGGTCATAAGGGGCGTTGTGCATGATCTTGATTGCGTCAGTCCGCATTTGTTTTTGCAGCCAGCGCATAACTATCCCTTTATCCAGGTTGCCGCCCCCGGTATGGGCAATCGGGTAATATGCTTCCCAGCCTTCGGTCGCAACGGCGATGCCAACGACATCACCGTCCTTTCGGGGCCAGCCGGGTCCGTTCTGTTTGAGGTTCGGGTCCCGTGTTTCGAGGTCCACGGCTATTTCTTTGCAGCCCGTCAGATCTCGTAACTCGAATGGTGGTGTCCACTCCGACTTCGGGGTGAATAAAGGGAACTGAAGTCTAGTTTCTTTTTGCATTCTCATACTCCATGAGGATTTCGACATAGTGTTTGATCTTTTTGAGATCTTGGATGCCTCCCTTTTCGCGCCATCGAGTAATGTACTTGACTATATTCCCTTCAATAAATGGAAGCTCATTCGCCAAAATATAAGTTATCGGTTGAATCTTTTGCTTCTTGTAATGCTCACCAGCAATTTGTTCTTCCAACGCTTTCATATTGAATAGCTCCTATTGAAATTTTCGGGTTCCACGATAAAAAGATTTTGCTTAGAGCGCGTTACAGCGACATAAAACACCCGATGAATAGAATCAGAATCCTGCTCCATCGACTGCTCTGCTGCAACTGTCAGATCCGTATACAGGACCACGTTCTCCGCTTCACCACCCTTTGCTCCGTGGATCGTGCTCAGTCTTATACGAGGCGGTTGGGTGAGGTCTTCGCCTCTTCGCACCAGTGCATTGATGTAAGCCACATCGACACCCGGAATCTTGTCCAATGCCTCATTCCACGCCATGTCTTGAGTCGCCAACAAACCATGATGGTCTCGTAGCTCTTCAAAAGTAAACGTGTCGTCTTCTTCCCCAATTATTTTCTTGTGTCCTCTTGCTACCCGGACACCGTTGCCTGACATGTATTGATACAGTGTTTTTGTAAGATCAAAGGTCACTGACTTGCCCTGTTGTAACAATCGCCATGCTTCAAGGGCCATTCGAACTTTTGGTCGAACACTGTGGTGCCCTACACCATCTTCAAAGAAAAACCCCTGTGATTTCATAAAGGTACGAGCAGATCCTAGATGAAACTTTGCTTGAGACAAAAACAACCACGTGCCTTGACGTAAATCTAGTTCTTCAAATCCAGTGATGCGTTTGGCAACCCCCTCTTCTCGGCGTGGCAAATACTTCTTCGGAAACCGTCGCTTGATTCTTGCGCTGATACGCTCTGCGATCTCATGGATCTTTCGAGGTACACGGTAGCTTTGCTCCAACACCTCACTGCCACCGGGCAGGTTGATGAAATGGTCTACATCTGCCCCACTCCATTTATAAATAGCCTGGTCATCGTCCCCCGCGCAATACATGCGGTCGGATTTCTTTTCGATGGCGTGGGCGATGTCCCACTGCAACGGTGAAAGATCTTGTGCTTCATCAAGCATGGAAAGCTCAAAGTGAGGGCAAGTATCTTGTGCTGACTGAGCGAACAATTCCAGCATGTCTGTGTAGTCGTAAAGTTGATGTTCTTTTTTGTACTGTTTCAAGGACCGTGCAACGTAGTCCACTTCTACCCACTTGTATTCAATCTCACTGAAGTTGTACTCATGCCGCAACAATGTTTTTTTCAGACGCGACAACGTGATCAACCGCAGTATCGGTGATTCTTTTCGCAGACTATTACTGAGATCCTCTTCGACCTCATGCAGTCTGGTCTCGCCAGACACCAAGCTGATACCAATTTTTTTCTCAACTTCCCGGTAATGTTCGGCTGTCATAAGTTGATCACTCTTCAAACCGGTTAGGAAGAACGCCAATGAGTGTATTGTACGAAAGAACGGCAGATCAGCTTTGGGGTCCAAGCCAAACCGTTCTGAGGCTCTCTCTTTTGCCTCTGAGGCGGCTTTTCGTGTAAACGCAAAGAAAGCTATCTTATGAGGGGCTACGCCTTCAGACAGTGCCTTATCAACCAGATCGAGTAATGTGGTAGTTTTTCCGCAGCCAGGTGGACCAAAGATGCGCTGCATTAGAACGGAATCTCTTGGTCACTGGTAAACTGTGGGGTGGTCAATTCCGTATCATCCCTATGAAAAGCAGGTATCCGCCAAAGACGGGTGGTCTTACCCTGTATTTTCAATAAAGACGAGTGACCGTTCAAGTCTCGCAGTCGTTGTGCAATCTGGTGAGTTTTGAAGTGTTTGAAGTTCGCTTTGATCAAATGAGATTCCAAATCTTTGAGTCTGAAATAGGTTTCTCCACGATCTTCATCTGTCCACGGACGCTTCAACAGTATTTGTTCTCGATCCTCTGCGGCTTGGTGCCCTGTGCAAAAGTCTTCAAGATGGTCATTGAACTGTCCGTTGATTGAAACATCGTCAGACACCTCGATAATACTGCCCTCTGTCTCTGACATCTCGTTCAACAACCCATTGATCCGAGTCTCCCACATGTCTTTTTTCATGGTTCGTGGTAAGAAGTTCAACTGATCCACACAAGCTTTCTGGAACGCACCTTGATTCAATAAATCATCGGTCTGCATTTCAAGCGGCTGACCCATCACATCCAAGAACCAAACTGGCGGTATACTGTTGTATTTACGCAGGTTTGCTATCTGCACCCCCGTCGTGACGCCCTCTATACCAAACTTACGTGTCATACAGAGTTCACGGTTGCAGACACTGTTGATGGGCGCATCACTACATTTGTAAGCGTAGTCTTTTCTCTCTAACTGTTTGGCTACTGTATTGACTTCGCCCAAGGGCAATGGCGGGTGAATAAACTTCATGTTGTGTTCGAGGATTGCCGACTCCCAGCCTTCGGGGTCAGATTTGCGTAGATAGACACCCAGATTGAACAGGCCGTTGTTCCTAGCCCCTTCTGGTATCCCATTCTTACACAGCATCTGTAGGCAGGGTGGACCGTCTTTCAATGGCAGATCCGGGTCATCTTCTACCTTGAGTGCTAAAACCTGTTCGTGGGTCTGGACGTTCTGATCGTATAGATCAAAAAACTCTTCTATTGTTGCTGCGGTCCCGTCTGGATTAAATGCGTAACGTAGACCGTTCTCGTGGTCAAAGTAGGGTGTATTGAGGAAGTTCCCTACATCGCCACGCTCTAAATGCAGAACAATTTGTTTTGGAAATATTTCGCAAGAACCATATCCAAGCGACACAGCAAGTCGTTTCAAAGTTTCTTGCATGTCCTTGGCAGGGATGAACTCCGTGGTGAACAAAAATACGTGAGCACCACCGGATTTACTTCGACAAACGACCAGTGGCAGTTTGGCCTTTTGCAGCCGTTCTATGAGTTCTTGGTGGTTAAAATTGTATTCATCGACATCAATGCAGCCCCATCTGCATTCGTTGTCCTCGTTGATCGGAATGATGCCAATAGATTGTTGACCAGAAAGATGAGCTTCCCACGTCTCCGTGGTCCGTGATTCTTTGACGACCGTAGCTTTTCCGGTTGCTTTGCCTTTCGTGTCGCGACCATTGATCTTGTAGGTCCCGTAAGCTGCCTTGAGGCCGTCGAATATATTTGAAAATTTATCTATCATGTATATAAGGCCCGGACGGCCCAGCTAGTCGAAGACGATTTTGCTGGGCCTCTGGAGACCGGGTTCCCCATAGCGGTTAGAAAGGCTCTGTCGTCCTCTCTGTGGTTGTCTCCTGTTCATGCTTGACTGTCACTTCTCCACCCTTGATGGATTCGTGAAAAGCTTTTGCAGAACGGTAGACATTCGCGTCTTCGACCACACCGTCCAATTCGATGTTCCAGCCATGCCATGAACCCTTATCGTTTTTCTCCGACGAGGTTGATAGCTTGTACACGTGACTGAATCGAGGGGGCTGAAAGCTTTCGCCCTTCGCGTTAGTCATCGTCCTGGATGCAATCATCGAGTTCCATTTCCGTGACTTCTTCAACTGTGTCGATTTCATTGAGATCAACGCTGTGTTTGCGGAGCCATCATCTTCTAGGACCATCACGTAGTGTTGGTGAGTCTCGTCAATATAAGAACCTTCACCACCTACAACGTAGTCTTTGTTGTCGTTCTCGTCCCTCTTGGTCTCTGGACGCTGATCATCAGGTCCATAGATGCTAATTGGTGCTCCTGCGCCACTTCCACGGGGTGCCCAGTGCAGAAATCTACGCTCATAGTGAGCGGGGATCACCCTGACACCTTCCTTACCTTTGTAGACAGTGTTTGTGACCGTGTTGTACAAGTCACCGGCTTTCGCATCAATCTCGCCCTCTTGTATCAAAGGGTCAAGTGCCGACAACACTTTCAGAAATGGCAAAGCCAAATCATCCTGATCCATCGACATGCCAGCACCGGCATCCTGTTCAAACATGGCGGCATCTAACACCGCTACCTTTCCTTCCTTCTTTTCGCTTACTTCTTTGTCAGCCATCGTTATTCCTCTTGATTTCTGCTCGTTGTCCAACCCACACACCGAAAAGCTCCATGTCCAGCTCCAAACCATCTTCGACTCTGCCTTTCACCCAAGCTCTCAGGGTTCCGGGGTGAATCGTAGAGGCTTGCTCTGGTTGCATGTCCTTCCCACGCAGATCCTCAACCAAGGCTCGTGCCTCGTTGTCTTGCTCTTTGTTGAAACGAACTGTCACGGTGTTTTTGATAAGATCAGCCTCGTTACGCTGTCGTAACCACTCGAAAGCTGCCTGCTCTTTGTCTTTTGGTATCCTCGCCCCATAAGTAGGTTTGAGAGACACTTGACTACCATCAGCAAGCGCAAAAGCACTCAGATTCAACTCCTGCATCGCTGCGGGAAGTTCTTCATCAGTCAGTTTCAAAAGTTTTGCTTTGGCTGCTTTGAGATCCCCTTCAAGATTTTCTACTCTTTGCTGTTCAGCAAGGATTTGTTCAGCGATATTTGATACACTGGACAATTGGCCGTCTTGGGGGAGGTCGAGTGACTTTTTGGCGTCACCAGCCATCTCATCGTAAAGGTCATCCATTCGTCAGTCCTCGTTCGTTGTTGATTGTTCAAGTGTCTTTCAACACTTCCCAACATAAGAGTAATCCCGTACTATCCTAGATGTCAATATATAAGAAAGATTATGTACACATTCAAAACAGAACCTTATGACCACCAGAAGGTTGCGCTGGAAAAGTCTTGGCAGAAGAATATTTTCGCGCTTTTTATGGAGATGGGGACCGGCAAAACAAAGGTGACAATCGACACGATGGGTATGCTTTTTCAACAAGCGGAGATAGAAGCTGCGCTCATAATTGCGCCCAAAGGTGTGTACGCCAACTGGCACTCGAAAGAGATACCGCAACACATGTCAGACGATGTGAAAGTTGACTCGCTGCTATGGGAGCCGAAAACGACACAGAAGTTTCAGAAAAGACTGATCCAAGTAGCGCGGGGGTCGGGCGATGCACTGCGTATCCTGATTATGAACGTAGAGGCACTATCTACGAAGCGTGGCACCCAGGTCGCCAAAGATTTTGTGAAGATGAACCCGAACTGCTTTGTGGTGGTGGATGAAAGCACCACCATTAAGAATCGCCAAGCCCAACGAACCAAGAACATTATTGCTCTGGGCAAAGCCGCAAAATACAAAAGAATACTTACGGGCAGTCCCGTTACCAAGAATCCGATGGATCTTTAC